AAAGGTTGGTGATGGTTTCTTGCTGGCACACAACGTGGGCCTGATGACCCTGCACACGGCATCGGGCAACGCCAGATGATCGTACAGTTCTTGTGGGGTGGCTTGCCCAATAGTCTTCACCCCAATTATTATCAGGCATCACCTTTATCCCCTATCAGGTCAACATACTCCCCGGTTGCCGGGTCAAATTTCTGCCTCTCCTTTGGGGGTTTGTCCTCCCGATCAAATGCCTTGATCCAGTTCGGATGCGTTCCGTCCTTAACGCTCTTTGCCATGCACGCCTTCTCCCGGCAGTAGTCCCTGAAAGACTTGACCCAAGGCTCGTAGTCGGTCACCCACACTTCCCCGCAGTCCGGGCATTCGATGCTGGCGTAGTTGTGTTTGGTTTTAACCATCTAACACACGGCCCTTGAGTTCGCTTGCTGGCATACCCTCCATCCTTTCGTTTCTCGCATTTTTATAGCTGGCTCTCAAATTGGCCTAACCGTTCCCCTATATTGTTGACATACCGCCTCCGCATTTCATCTTCACCGTACCCAACAAACTTGTCATCCTTGTCAAACCAACCCGCTGACCCCCAACGATCTGGCTGGTTTGTAATATTATTGTACCGGCTGTACTCTGGCATCGGATCGCCTATGTTCATTGGGGTCGCGAAACGCCTCCTGTTTCCTGCGTCCTCTACCTCCGGGGGTCCATAATCAAAGGACCACGGAATCCTTTGAGAGGTATAGCCCCCAGCTTGTGTGAAGTCTTGAAATGATCCCGGTGTAGGACCGGGCGGGGCTGACAATTGTTGCGCTAGCTGTGCTTGTTGTGCTTGTTGTGCTTCCAATGCAGGGGGCTGTGTCCACCACTGCCCTTGGTTACCGACCTGATTAATAGCGGAAGGCTCATACGGGGTATGCGATCCGAACCTACCGAAACTAGCTAGGGTTCCGGGATTGAGGTCAACATTAAACTCGTTTGCAATTGGCATTACTTCTTGCCTCCATTGGTTGGTGTAGGTTTGTTTTCGGCAACGTACCGAGCCACTTCTATCTGTCCAGCCACCTTCTCCCTTTCAATCCCCAGCTTCGCCTCCATCTCCCGTTCCATGAGTTCAATCTTCAAAAGCATCTCTCTCTCGGCAAGCTCGTGCGCCTTGATAGCCTGTTGCTGTTTCAGTTCCATCTCGGCGGCGGCCTCCTGCGCCTTAAGCTCCAACTCCTGCTGTTGGTTGGCCTGCTTGCTTTGCAGTTCCTGTTGCATGGCCTGCGCCTTTATCTGGCCCTCCTGCTGTTTCATCTGGAGGTCGGCCTGTTGTCCTTGTTGCTTCATCTGCTGGTCCTGCTGTTTCATCTGCATATCCGCCTGCATCTTCTGGCCTTCCATCTGCATCTTCTGCTCTTCCGGGCTGGGCCTCTTCTGCCCTTGGTCAGCCTGCTCGGCATCCATCTCGTTGAGCGCATCCTCCACTTCCCTCCCGAACCTGAACCGCCGTGATGCCGCCATGACCATAGACTTCGCCGCCTTGGCTGTGAGGTAGCCAGCCTCCACTGACGGGCCGATCCCTTGTACGAACCGGGTGAAACCTTCGAGGAACTTCACGACCTCCTGCTGGTCCTCCTGTTGCGTTGCCCGGACGGTTGAGTCCGTTTCGATGTCAACACGGTACTCCCGCAGTGCATCGGATCGCATGATCTTCAACATCTCCGGGGTGGCTTCCCTCCCGGTCATTAACTGGATGGTCTGCGGTGAAAATTTCTCAGAAATGATTTCCGCCTTGATCCGAATGATGTCCCGGACGTAGCGTGCCACAGCCTTCTGCCTTCTCGATATTCTTTGCCCTCCCCAGTTGGCCTTGATCTGTTGCGCTCCTTTTGTTTCTCTCGGGTCGGTAGTTCCTCGCATGATGTCGGAGATTCCGGTGATCTCATAGATGAGTACCTTAAGCTGGTCACGCTGGTTGTACAGGTTCACCAACACTGCCGATGCCTGCTCAATAGGCCAGAAGAACACGGCGTTCTTCAAGCCGCCTATATCGTTAAGTCTGTTTACGTTCTCTGCCGCTATGAGTTCGTTCTCGGCACTGTTCTTCAGCTTGTCGATCTCTGGGATGGTCCCATCGTAAACACCGATGAGCCGCAACCCTTGGATCAGTTTGTTAATCCGGGCCGTCACTCGATCAAGTTCATCTGCTTGGTCTTTGTACAAGGTATACTCGCAGGTGGGCACGAGATTTGTGGTGTTTTCAACTGCGTAGATTGGGGCAGGCATTGGGAAGAAGTCTTTGAGGTTGAGGTTGTCGTCCTCAACTTTAAGTGGTGATAGCTTGTACGATTCTGCAATGAAGTAGATTTTCTTGTCGAGCTTCGACCAGATTTCCCATACTGAAATTTTCTTGAATATGTCTGTCTCTCTTTGTTTATCGGTGAGTCTGTCGTTCATCTCCACGTTCAACTGCATCGTTTCAACTTCGTCACCGGCGGGACCGTCCTTGAAGTTCTTCACAAGATCATCACGGTTGAGGTGATGCTCAAATGCAACCCAATCAACATCCCCCCACACCCGTGCCGGGTCATGCAGGAACCTGTCCCATTCCACATTCTCACACATGACCTCTTCATAGGAGAGCTTCTTGGTGGCAGGGTCCATCGTGTATTGCAGGCCGCTGTCCTCATCGTACTCCGATCCTTCCGGGTACTGGCTTTCAAACTCGGCCCCCTCTTCGTAGGGGTTCAGGTATCTTTTTCGTTCTGGAATTTCTTGATAGGAAGGTTTGTATCTGACTCTGATAAGCGGACGGCCCACAAGGACGTAGTCCAGTACCGCCATGTCCACTGTCTCATCGAAGTTGTAGGCATCGAGGGAGTAAGCCAGCGCACGCTCTAATGCTTCCGCCACCTGTTTGCCGACAGGGTCCTCGTCACGGAACCGCCTGCGGACATCTGGCTTTGGCGTAGAGTTGTACAGGGCTGGGCGAAGCGTTTCCACATTGGCCCACAGAATATTATGCTGATGCGCTCTGCGATCCGACCCGGTCCCGTTATATTTTTCTATTACATTCCCGGCTGTCTTCTGCCAATCCCTGACAACGGCACGGGACAGGTCAAGCTGGTTGATCCAGAAGGTTACTATCCGCTCGTCACCCTCGCCGGGTAAATCTTCAACTGTCTCAATTGCCCCGTCTAGAGGGACATCCGCTCTTGACTCGTTGTACTCAGCCACAGTATTACTACCAATTCTCGCTTGTTGCCTACCGAACTACTCTTAACCTGAAAATGGAACCCCGAACCCGGTTGAAACATATAACTCCGTGGTGATGCCGCTGGAACAGATCGCGCTGAACCATGTCGGACCCGGTGGTCGAACCAGATGAGCGTGCAACCCTGCGCCAACCACGAACCCGCCAGTGATCGATGCCGATGTCGTTGCGCTTGCGCCCATGTTGACAAAGCACGGATCACCTCCTTGATTGTACACATCGAGGTTCGCCTGATAATTCGCACCAATTGACGTTAAAGATATAACGCTGGTTGTAGCCGTTACCGACATCACCTGCGTGGCCTTCAACGGCAGTGGGCTAAATAAGTTAATGTCCATGCTACCAGTTCTCCTGTTCGACTCGCCGTTTTGTGATTGAATTCCTTATCTCGTCAAAGCTCCTGTCTAAACCAAACTTCGGTCCTTCCATCGCGTTGTCCCTCGCTCCCTTCGTCATCGTATCCAACATCCTCCCAAAGATCGCCAATGTGTCTACCTGATCGTCCCACTTCCCCGCAGGGAAACGCAATAGCTCGTGAACAATCTTCCTCGCCCATTCGGTACGAGGTAGGAACACTTTCCCCTGCGCCCATCGTCCACGAATAGCCTGTGCCCTTGCTACCTTGTCCCTTGACGAGGCGTATTGAACACGGTGGCAGTAAACCTTTTCCTCCTGTTGCCGTTTTCTGATCAGCGAGTTGAGGCTCTTCTGTATCTGCCCCTTTTCTTCGCCCCACTCTATTGTCTTCCATTGTCGCATCAAATCAAGTAACTCGTCAATCCATTCCTCCGGGTCTGACTGTTCGCGATACCAATCAACAATGTACAGGTCATCATTTGGATCAACGCCTGCAACTCCGTGGACGGTGTAGTCACCACCCTCCTCCGTGACTGCATAGTCGCTGGCTCCGTAGTACCGGAGGTGCTTTGGCTTGATGTCGTACCACTGTATCCAACTCTTCTGAAAGTACGACCCCCCTTCTGGGACAGGCTCCTGCTGGTATAGCGCGGACCAATCTCTCGGACCAACAACCCTTCGGGTTTGCTCCAGTTTTTCTTCATCGAACCATTCAGGCCAGAGTGCCTGACCGTCCTTATCGATTGCTGGGAGCTTAAGGACCTCCCACTTGTCGCCGCCTTTCGTTTCTTCTTCGAGCAGTCTCCCGGCTAGGTCATCATCGTGCCACCGGGTCATTATGATTATTATCGCCGCCCCCGGCATCAGCCTAGTGTACGCCGTAGAGGTGTACCAGTTCCACACCTTTTCTCGGTCCAAGTCCGAGTCCGCCCTCTCGTGATCCTTCACCGGATCGTCTATCAGTAACACATCGCAACCGAACCCGGTTATCCCCTTACCCACCCCAGCGGCCTTGTATATGGACCCAGTAGTCGTATTCCATCGCCCTATAGCCTTAGCATCTGGTCGGAGGTAAACATCAGGGAAGACCTCTTGGTAGCTTGGGTCGGCAACGATGTCCCGCACCGCCCTGCCAAACTCGTCCGCCAGTTCCGTGCTATGCGAAGTAGCAATGATCTGCCTCCCCGGATTCTTGCCCAAGTACCAGCCTACAAACCGTTTCGAGGCTAGTTCTGATTTCCCATGCCGTGGTGGCATGAAGATCATAAGTCGGCTAATTTCACCGCTCTCGACCCGCTCCAGCCTATCCGCAATCAACCTGTGATGTCTTGCCGTAGTGTAGACCGGCAGGGTGTATTCAGTGAAGTCGATCAGGGAGTGGCTTGCCCTTCTTTTTCTTCGCTCCTTGCGAAGCTCCAAAAAACTCCGCTTCCGCTTGCTTAATTCTATTGTCGAGTTCATCGTCACTTAATTTATCAAACTCTCCGGGCGCACCGATCTCCTTGCGCTCAATGAACATTCCAAAATACTTAGCCAGCATCTCCAGCCCCTTCACCTTATCCCAGAATTGTATCTTGTAGGCCATACCATTGCCGTCCGGTAGCTGGAATGTTGTAACCTCTTTGATGGCGGCTCGTGCTGATTCAGGGATGTCGCTTAGGCTTTTAACGGTGACTGATCCGTCCTTGTCGATGGTACAGATGTCGGTGATGTTCAGGAGGGCTATCGAGGCTATTTCTTTGATGATACGCTCTTGGGTGATCCCGGTTTTAGTTGCAAGGACCTTCAAGCGTGCTTGCAAGTACCCTTGAATGTGGGGTTTTGTAAGGTTCTCGTACCCCATATAGCGTGCGGTCTTAAGGGAGTATCCAGCTTTGATACAAGCGTCCGTAGCGTTAAGGCTAACTAGGTATTCATCACAGAACTTCTTTTGCCTCGGGTTTAGGTCATTCATTTTTTTGACCCCAGCCATTGGTTACAGGTTTGACAGAGTATTGCCTTCCGGGCCTTAATGTATATCTTCACAACGTCATGCTTCGCTTTTATACATGGATGTGTTTTCTTTTTCTTCAGGAATGTTTTCTTCCATTTGGTTTGCTTCGGCTTAACGCTCATCAGGTCAGTCATGCCCGCGATTCCGAAATGGTTAAAAAGTATCCCCCTACAGACTTATCCGACCTCGTAACAGACACCAAGTCTAGCCCACTAGAATCGATCATATCATAAAACGCAGAGATGGGCTTGTCGGGCCTGCTATCGTAGGGAATCTCCGAATCAAAAAAGACGAGCTTATCAAAAGGGCGAATCTCGTGGATCACCATAGTGGCCTTGTTTGATAAGAATACTTTGATATTGCTATAGAAGTCCTTATGTATTCCCCAGCCCCTGTCGTTGGGTCTAAGGTCATCTTGCATATGCTTGCCAATAGGATGTTGGGATGAAATATTAAAATAGTTCGGGGGATTCCCCACCACGAGGTCAAGGCTCCCGTGTAGTGACGGCGGGATGTTTTTTAAGTTGTCGGACACATAATATGATATGGCTTTTGAGTATGAGTAAGGGAATCTTTGAACGCCGTAGCGCAGGCTGTCCTCGTTAATATCGGCAAGCACCAGACTATCACACAGCCCCTCGTTTAATAACGCCCTCCCAATGTATCCGGGGCCAGCGCACCACTCGAAGCAGACGCGAAATTTTCTCTTCAGTGATCTGATATGGGAAATAAAAAAAGGGGCCAGTAGTTGTCCTCCGCCATCGTAGGGGGACATGGCCTTAAGCACCTCAAGCCCTTTTTGAATGGGGTCAGTTTGGTGGGCAACCATGTATTTCCCTCAATTCCTCTAATTCGTTCAGGAGGTGGTTGACCAACTGTTCCTCCGGGGGCATAAGTACCCACGCTGGGTGGTTGAACTTATATGCATACTTTTCTGCGTCCCGCTCCATGTAAAGCCTGTTCAGGGCCTCGATATGCTTGGTCAGAACTCGACTGTATTTTTTCACAATTCCCCCGGCAAGGCTGTCCCGCTCGTTGTCTATAATTTCATCGTTACCTTCGTGACTCATAACTCTCCTTTCATTCGTTTGCCGAGCCAGAGCCACTTGCCGTCACTCTTCCACATGACCCACTCCGGTTCCCGCAACGTAAAATAGCAGATTACATTATCGCCGTAGCCCACTGTCCATCTAATATACTCGTCCTCTTTAGGTTTCTTACAATCCCCAAACCTTCTGATCGCTTCAACGTAATACCTGTACGCTATATGGGGGAACCATGCTATCAAGTGTCCGGTTCCTTCTTCTATTTTCCAATCTATAAGGGTGTCGCCCGATGGCTCCCCCTCCGCTGTACGTGTCATCACCCCGGAAAACACAAACGTATCGCTGGGAGCCATCAGGCCCCAAAAACTAAGGACCGCTATTATAAATCTCAGCCTGTTTAACATATTTTTCCGCCAGCCTCCTCCACTTGATAAACAGGATATTCAATTCGGGCCTTTCGCAGTCTCGGACATCGTAGCGTTCCACCACGCAGGTAGGCTCAAACGGGACCGCATAAATTTTAATCTGGGGGCCTGTGGATTGGTGAGCGCACCCGGCTCCCATTATCGTCATCAGCAAGCTCCCGCAAAATATTTTCAGTTTCTTCATCAAACTCCTTTTCCATCTCCGCCCCCGCCTTCCACTTGCGGAGCGTGTCGATTAATTTTCTATTTGATTCTTCTATCTCCTGCTCCAGCTTGCCAACCCTCCGCACCTGACGCAGTATCCAGAATAATGCCGCTACCACGCCAAGCGCAATGATCGTCCCGATGAGGCTCATCTCTTTTTCTTATCCATACCCGCCTCTTTATTTTCATTGTGGAAAACATTCAGCGAGAGGTAATTTAAGATGGGGTAAATTTTATTCAGAATAGGAATTTTATGAGCGTAACGGTCACGCATTGTCATGGTGACCATGCTTGCCACCGTCACCACGGTACTGATTTCCGTCCAGTACGGGCACTTCATAAAAAATGCTACCATTCCTTCCATGACGTTTCTCCTTAGCAGTTTATGATATTCAGCATGAATGCAGATTGGCCTTTTAATCGAAACATGAATTCCCGATACCCGGCGCGGCTGGCCCGGAGGCAATCGTCCTCAAACTGTTCACCCACCAGTATACAACCCTTCGTGTTGGCCTGTCTACCTACCGCCTTGTCATCGACCCCGTAATTCCCCTTGTGAAATAATATCCCGGAGCGGTTGACTACATGGGTCACCTCGTATGTGTAACCGTGCCTCTGCGAATTGTACTCGGCACAATAGTACTCCCCGTCAGGGATGCAACTAACATTTCTCCGGTTATCTAAAAACGGGGGTTCAATCGTCAACGCGAACGGGGCTTCATTCTCTTCCATAATAACGCCGAATGTCCCCCGCTCACCTGTCGATACTCTCTTTAGGATTATCGTTTTCATTTTTCCCCTCTTCTCAAAAATCTGAATTGATGGTTACCAAAATGTTATGAGTTTACCGTTGTCCCGCACAAGGTGGCCTTGCAGGGTTATCCGGTATTCATCTGGAACGTACTCCTTGTAACACGAAATGCGATGCACATTCGTACCGGGGTGCAAATACATTTTTCCTTCTTGATATTCAACGTATTCGTCTTTACCGCCGATCTTCATATCCATGCCCCCGCCCCCCGTGGGGAGCTTGATGGCAATGGTAAAGGCTTGCGTGTCTTGATCGCCCAGCCCCAGAGTGTTGTGGGGAAGGTCAACGTGCCATGAACCGGACATGGACAGGAACTGCGGGTCGCTCGGGAAGACATGGAACCCCGGCAGGGCAATGTTGTGGTCGAAAAAAACAGGTTCGCCTAAAATGACGGAAAACATTTCCCTTAGCTCCTTGTACATAAAACCGAGATGCTGTGACAGGACCAAGTTCTTTTCCTTCGCTCCTTCAAAATAGGCTGGCGTGTTGCCATCCAAATAGACAGCCTTGCCGAGAGTATAAAATTCCATATTCGGTGCGCGTTTGTCCCAGTGGTCGCGGAGCAATTGCACCGTGTCAAATATTTTTTCAAGATCAAAATGTGTGTCGTAAGTTTCTACACGCAGTTTCATAGAATCACGGATTGCCTTAGAAAAAAAAGGGGGCTGGTTGTGGTTAAGCACGAAAGAGTATCCACAACAACTCAACTAATACTGCGGCCCGATCAGCCCCCACCGCCTGCCCCTTAAACAGGCGGCTGTTTCCTTTTTCCTAAAAAAACTTCAAATCGCTTTGGGTCTGCCATCCTCTGGGTGTAGTCAGGCAGGAAGTTCACATTTCCCTTGGACTCCCCCGAGTACCCAGATGAAATAACAGAGAAGTAATACCTTCTCGCTTGATTGATCAGACCCTCACCTTCTATTGTTTCTCTTCGCATTTATTTCAGTGGGGGATGATGCCACCCGGTCCCCCGCCCGGTTAATGGAGTTGGCTTGCGCCAGCCACGGCACCTGTGACCGAGGTTATTACGGGTGATACTTGCCCTGCCGCTGAATGAGCTTCGACTCCCCACGCTTGGATGCACAGTCTTGGGCGGCACCGCTGGCGGTTTTCACTTTGGCTATAACAGGCCAAGGAATTTCCTTGAGGGAGTTGCGAACATAGACCTTGCCCTCCTTTCGCACTCCTTCCCTGTACCGATCACCACAGGCCGTGCGACAATAATATTTCGGCAACCGCACCCTTGTTGAAATCTTACAGCCACAGTGGTGGCACTGCAAGTACCGCACAGGTCTTGCCTTCCGCTTGAACTTCGATTCCCGCCCGCGCATATTCACATTGGTGGCAAGGCCACTACAGTCTTCGTATAATTTTTTGATCAAGACCTGCTGGCTGAAACAAAATTTTAGTTTGCCGTCAGGGCCAAGTACCCGCACCTCCTGCAATTTCATTATTCCTCCTCCAGTAAAAGATAGTCAATAATTGCCTGCTTCGCTTCTTCAAAGCTGTTGCAGACCACGGTATCATAGCCCTCCATGTCAAGGGTAGATAGCCACACCTTCTGCCCCGCCGTTGGCTTGTTCTTGCCAAACTTCATCTCAATGAACAGGCCGTGCTTTTGGGTATGGTATCCGTCACCCCAATGACTCACCGGGGCCGCTAAAAAGATATCCGGGACTCCTTTTTTTAATCCTTCGCTCACCTCCCACCAGCCGCTCTTCCGCTTGCCGCCGTTGGGGATTGAGAACATCATGGCAAGCTGGGGGTGACGGGACTCCATCATCCGTGCCCAGCTAAACAGCGCAACC